CTCCTGAATAGTTGTCATAGGGATTGGAACTGTAGTCCAAGTTATCCAGTGCATTAGAATTGATTATTTCTGGGCCTCCAGCCAATTCATCTTCGATATGCATCCCTGTATCATAAGGTGAACCCGAAGATAAATAATTTTGAAGATTCATTTCATAAGATTTCCCTGGTCTTCCATAAAAAGCTCCTACTGTGTTGTCTGCGGTTCCAAAAATATTCTCATACCCCGCATCATTGGGATTTACTCCACCAGAATAATTTTGAAGCTCATCAATAAATAACTCTTGAGGTATATCTTCAAATAACTCTTGAGGTATGTATTCATCCTCATCATCTTCTAAAAAGCCACCTGGCAACGAAGATATTTTCAGTGCCTCTGGAGAGGAGTCTATTAGACCAGCCATTTGCATATCTTTATATTGTCTTGATACAGGACTACTGCCTTTAACCCCTGGATCCATTTTAAAATATTGAGAATACAGTTCATCAGATGGAGATCTTCCACCATAATCTACTCCCTGGTCTGACCAAACCATCCTGTTATCGTCATTGAAATTTCTAATGGTCTGTAATATTTCAGGAGTATCCCCTTTCTTAGGAACAGCGTGCTTCCTTAAAAACGCCTCTCCTGCATCCGTTCCTTCCAGCCCCCTTTGAAGATTGCCGGGAAGAGAGCCGTAGTCCACATTCGCCACTCCTGCCGTAGCCGAAGTGTCAAAGCCAAGATCGCCCAAGGCGTAATTAACCCTTCTAGTTGTCTGCGCGTTTTCAAGCGCCTTTCTTGCCTCGTCGTAATAATAGTCAGCCTCTTGTCCGGACTTCGAATCACCAATTCTCATGTATTTTTCATAGAACGCCCTGTCAGTGGGGCTCATCATCTCTTTCCGAACTTTATCTGAATAGGCGTCACCCAGTATTCTTTCATTTTCCTCGTTCTGTTGCCAATTATTTGTTAAGGAACCAAGTCCTCGCTGGATACCGCCAGATAGTCCGGGTAGATATTTCTGCCCTAAATTTCTCCCTGTTCTAACAGCTTCGCTGAGAATAGGTGTCTGATCAACGCTCGCACGAAATCCTACCTTCTGGTCAGTGTCAATGTCGTCCCTTTTGAACCTACCTGGGGTAGACATGTAATTCTCTCGATTTCTGAGAGCACGACGTGCGTCAACACGTTCGCGCCCCCTTAGAATAGCTTTTTCTCTTAATCTACCAGGCCTTGCCATTACACACCCGGTATAAGTATTATTTTAAGAACCACGAGTACAACGATGACAATGATGCCGGCCTTGATCCAGTCCTTCATTCCCCATTCGTTCCACTCCTTCAGGTGGCTCCAAATATCTTTCAATAACTTCATATTTCCTCCTAATGATAAGTTGGTTTGTATTGCTCTAACAGATCTTCCATCATCTCAAAACTATCCACGACAGTCGCGAATATATGCGCCGTGTCCCTTGGACCGACGGCTTCAACATAAAGGTTTCTTGTAACGGCCATTAAAGCGCTTGCAACCAACAACTTGTCGTCATCGGTTTTTATTTGACCCCTGGCAGCTTTTTCCAAAGCTGTCATGGCGTTATTTATTTTGACTATTTTTTCGTCCATTCATTTTTTCCTTCATTATTGCGATTCTCTCGGCACTTTGGATCTTTTTGTTCTCCCGCAGATCCTCCATGTTCTGTCTTATCTCGTCTATCGTCTGTTTGGTGTCCTCTTTTATAGCACCAAAACTTTCCTTTGCAAGTGTTTCTTCCATGCTGCCTTTCATCTTGTCGCGTTCAAGGTCCATTTTCTCAGCCTCTATGCCGATATCGGCCATGAGCTTGTTGTCTTCCACTTCGCCCTTCATCGCAACTTCCGCCGCCTTCAGGTCAATCTCCTGCTGTTTAAGTCTCACCAGTGGATCCTGTGCCATGTTGCCGGCTTTTTCCTGTTCCTGCCTGGCCATTTCAGCGATCATTACTGCTTCCAGTTCCGCAACCTTTGATTCAATTTGTTTTTTAAGCTGTTGCTGTGCCTGTTGCGCCTGCTGCATCATTTGCGGATTCTGCTGCGCCTGCTGCATCATCTGATCCACTTGCTGTATTTGCTGTTTCATTTCCTCCTGTACCTGCAACGCCGCCGCTAATGCAATGTGCTCCATGACGTGCGCTTCCATCATCGCGTAAAGCTGCGGGTTAATCTGAACCATGCGCGTGAACATGAACTCGCCGTGCGTGTCCATGTGCGCCTTGTGGTTCTGTTCGGGAAACGCCTTTGGATTCTGTCCCTTCATCGCCATTGAATTTTCCATCGCCGGACTCATTGGCTGTGGCTGTTCCGGATCCGGTTTAAGTATCGCGTCAATGTTGTCAACGTCCAGCGCCTGATAAACCCTTCGATATGCCTCGCGTATGTTATGCAAAGGCGGATTGGCCATTGCCATCTGCAACTGCTGTTGCGCCAGCATGACACGCTGTGACATCGAAAATATGTTTGGATTGGATACCGGTAAAATGTCAACGCGATCATCAAAATCCTGCTGCTTGATCATTCGATTTCCGCCCTTCACCATGTAGGGATATTCCTGCGGAAGGAACATCTTGATGCAACGCGCCAGTAAATTAAATTCAACGCCCTGCGCGTAGTGCAATCGCTTGTGGATTGCGCTCATGACCTTTGTTCCTCGTTCCAGTAAAGCAAGTGTCGTTCCAACGGGATTCTGCTCGTTCCCCTCGCCCATTTTCATGTCGGCGATGGCCGCGAAAGATTTTCCCGCGTCAACGCAGAAACCCAGCAACGCAAACAGAACCTGTGACGGTTCCTTGTATGGAAGAGGTAATAATGATTCCTTTATTGACTGTCCCGTAACGTCAACGTCCCTGAACTCACCCGGTTGCAGCGGTTCGTCATGGTCGCGTATGCGCATGCCGCGTGCCTTGAAACCTGCCGGAAGGTTCGCGAGTGTACCGGCATCAATTAACTGCCGCAAAACACTTGTTGCCGTTCGCGATAACCCTCCAAGCATGTGTATTAGACCAAAGCCGTAAAAGCCCAGTCCTGGGAGGAACTTGTAGTGCGTAAAATAGTCAATCCTGTTTTTTACCTGATCCTGTTCAACCCAGTTTCTCTTGATGGAAAGAACCTTGGTTGAAAACTGGTCAATCGTGATGATGTACGGAAGCTTGATTCCGTCCTGGTCCTCGAACCCAGGAACATCGGCGGCGACGTGTATTTCCAAAAGTGAATGTTCGTCATCGTCCTGCGGCGTATTGTCGCTTGTTCCCTGTAGCTCGTCCACCTTGTCGGGAACGTCGCTTGTCGTTGAAACGGATCCGGACGTAATTGGAATGTCGCGGTAAAATCCGCTTACCTGCTGTTTCCTCAGTTCATTGGCGTCCACTTTTGTGACATGCGTTATCCTGACCGCGTCCTCCAGCGAGGAAGCCATGTAGTTGACAACGCAGTCCTCGGATGAAATGAATTTTGAAACCGGTCTCTGCAATAGTGAATCATAGTAGGTTTTCTTGAATGCCGAACCTGACAAGGGAAGATAGAACAGTAACTGATCCATGTCGGGGTCATATTCCTTCATCACGTGCGTCAACTGGTAGTTCATGTAATCCTTGACACGCTTTGCCTGTTCCTCCACTTCTGGAGTTATTTCTCCAACAATTTCCGTGTTAACGGGTCCTGAAGGAGGAAGTAATTCCTTGTACGCCTGTGCCTGGAACTGCGTTACCGATTCCGCCAGCAATGGATGAACGACTCCTGCCGCGCCCTCGAAAGGCTGCGTGCGGTCCTCGTACTTGAAACCAAGCATGTCCAAACCTTTTACGTACGTATCTTCCCAGTCCTTTCTTGACTGCTTGTCGGATTCATACGCCGCAACCAGCTTGTTGGACAGTTTCTGTAGATCGTTCTCCTCAATAAAATCAGCGAGGTTCGCGTTGAACGGAATCTGTGACTGGTCTACTGGAGCGTTTGGGTCAAAGCTGACATCGGCTCCCCCGTCAGGAAGTTCCGCGATGTCAACATCCGGTTCAAAGAGATCATCCCTTTCCGGAATTTGAACGTCCGTCGCCCTTTCATTCGCGCCAACGTCAACACCGGCACTTGCCAGTGCGTCAATCGCTTTTTCTATGCTGCTGTTTGGTATGGGTCTCGTCTTCGGTGCCATTGTACTATCCTATCATAAAACCGGGACAACATCAACAAAAGAAGGTCTGTGAATGTAGCCCCCTTTCGCCTTGTACATGTCAACTGATGCCTTTACCGGTTCTTTCTTTAAGTTAATTATTGGAATCTTCGCCCATGTATTTCCATCCCCATCTTTAATGTTTGTTGAGGAAAATTCAAGGTCTAAATTCTTAGCCACGTTTTTCATTCCTGATACGGCTATATTGTCGTAGAATCCGCGGTTTCCTTTCGCAATATCCGCACTCGCTCCTACTGCGTGGTTCTTCGCCTTTCCGCTAATAATTGCCACACTGTCAAATCCTTCCTGCGTTGCAAGGTTTATGAGTGTCTTGATCGCGATCTTCGCCTGGTTCTCCGATTTCTTCCAGGGCCCTTCCGGGAAGATTTCATCATTCTCCTTTCCTGCTCTTTTTATTAATTTTTGAAGTTCATCCATTCTATTTCGAATAGTATCACGTTTCACTTTCAGCCTTTCCATGACAGTCACTGCCGACGGATCCGTG